CCTTTCTTGTCGTTGGCTGCGGTGCCTACATTAATATTCTGTTTTGCCATTTCGCTTCCTTTGATTATAGATATTGGTCATATTATGTCAGTCCCGATCCGTTAATATACCATACACCGCTTGAACTTGCGCCACTGACCTTGACTGCTGTGGCCATGCCGTGTGCGGCTAGTGTGCGTGATCCTGTTGTACCAGTGCCTACTAGATACATGGTATCTGTGGTAATAGCAATGGTCACTGTGCTGGCACTTGGTCCAGCAATAAATGTTATTGTGGTTCCTATTGGATATGCCACTGATGTAGCTGCTGGAATAGTCAACGTCTTCCCCGAAGTGTTAACGTAGATGTGTTTGCCCGCATCACCAATCACCAGTGTGGTAGTGGTAGCACTCTGTGGCAAGCCCATGTAACCCACACTTGCAGCAGTGCTGGCATTAGTAGCATTGGCAGCTGCGCCGGTAAACGAAGCTGCTGTAACGCCAATACCGTTGACGATTAAATCACCACCGATAGTGACCTGGCGATTTATAGTTACATCGTTGTCAAAAGTAACATCTGTGTTGAATGTTGTTTGTACATCTACGACAATACCCGACGAATCGCTGGTGCTAATAGTGCTGCCGATAAATTCTAGTACGTTACTAGAGAACAATTCCTTAGTTGATGTATCATACATCAACGGTCTACCGTTGGCAGTTGAACGTATTGGATTTACATAAAAACCAGCCGCTGCGCCGTTGAGTGCAACCCCGCTGGCATTAATAACAATGCTATTTGCAGACTGGCTGGTTTGGCCAGCAAGAGAACCAATTGCCACTGCAGATGCGCCTTGTGAAGTTGCACCAGCATTATAACCAATGGCTATAGCATCCGCACCTTGCCCGGTATAACCAGCTCCTGGCCCAACAGCAACAGCATATTGTCCTTGATTAATTTCTCCAGACTCTCGTCCAAATGCCACAGCGGCTGTGCCTTGATTGTTGTAACCCGCCAGCCATCCAACTGCGGTGGCATTATTGCCTTGAGTAATACTGCCAGCACTTGCACCAAGAGCAATTTTAGTTTCTTCTGTTCTTAAAGTTGTTGCAAATATTCCGCCGTAGATTTTGTTTTCTACAGCGTCGATGATTTTAGTTGAATCGTCACCAAATATACTACCTTTCAAATCAAACACTGGATTGACTGTGATTGTTAATGTGTCAGTTACAACGTTCTTGGTTAATGTAATGCCCTGTCCGCTGTTGATATTAAGTACGTCACTCACAGCGTCAGCCTGTATTCTGTTGCCTGAATCACCGTTGACTTGAATTTGTGTAAATGCATTTACCGCAGGCGCTGAGTTCGTAATAGTAACATCACCAGAGGCAGCATCAGCACTTACTGTGATACCCACACCAGATGAAATACTGATCACGCCTGCATTGGTAATTCTTAGATTGTCACCAGTTGATCCGTTGATGTAGATACCTGCACCTGTGGTTCTGCCTGAGGGCAATGCAGTTGTGCTCTGTAGACTGCGCACACCTGCATTAGTTATTGTGGCTATTCCGCTCGCTGTAGAAGTTGTGATGCCAGCGCCAGCTGTGACACTTAGTACGCCAGTGTTTGAGAAAGTGATTGAGTCAGCGCCTGAACTCACAGCAAGACCAACTCCCGAGCCTGACAAGAAATTCACTGTGTCGCCGAATGTGGTAGCTACCACTGATAGATCATTGTTGACCTGTATTTCTTTGAAGAATGTTTTGTTAGGGTCTATGATCAAACTGGTTCCTATGCCAGTTACTGGATCGCCACCCACAGTGGATCCTGTTGGTAGATTTATGGTATAGCCCACACCTTTGACCTGTGCAGATCCTGCCCATAAGCCGTTTAATGGAGTGCTTGCGGTGTGCTCTGCTGTAAACACTGATCGCCACTGATGAGTTATGTCACCTAGATCATACAAACTACTTGTTGTAGGTTTCACCGAAGTATTCAACGAGGTAAAATCTATAGGTGTAAGTCCACTGCCATTACCAATGGTTGCAACTAATATGTCAAAGTTTTCATTGACTTTGAGAAATGCATCATTGACTTCACTCCATAATACAGGAGGACGACCTGGGGTTATATTATTATTAAAAGGCATTATGTTCTCCCTACCGCTATTTCTGATAGACCTATGTGATCACTGTCATAATCTTTTAGAGCTTTGCCTACCACAGTACCAACTTTAACATCTCCTACTGCTGCCATGGCCACTCCTGGAATTCCTGATGTTACCAAGATATCTCCTTTCTTGATTTTACCAACTACCTTGCAGGGTACACGACCTTGTAGAGCAACAAGATTCTTTAATCCTGGACATGCTTCGTACATGGCAAATGCTGCATTATCAGATACCACACCAGCTACTCTAGTGTCACCTTTGATATTACTCACAGTAACTTCTTTATCGCCACCGAACACCAATACTGTGCCCACTTCAAACTCTTTGTCACCTTCATAATATTCTGCAAGGTCAGCAGCATATGTGGCCTGCATTCTAGATCCTGCGTTCAAGCTCCAGTAGCCTACGATAGTTCCGAGATTGGTGTTACCACCAGTGGTCAGTGTTCCGTTGTTACCCACATTCACCCCAGTACAGGTGACAGTGCTGCTGGCAGTAATTGTTGTTACTCCAGTAAGTGCGCCCGTTATTGCCAAAGCCCCAGAACTGGTAATAGCACCTACCGCAGTGATAGGAGCATTTGAAACACCATTCTGGGTTTTAAATTCATGGCTGTCATTCCAATATTGGGTTTTATCATCTGCAGCCAACGACCCTTCGCTGATCAATATACCACCGGCGCTATTCCATCCGTAATAGCGTATGAACCCTCCAGTGGCAGTTGCTGCTGAATCAATGGCCAATTGTGTGTCTATCTTGATATTAGACAGATCCGCGGTTCTGCCACCGAAGTCACCGTTTGAGTCTCTTACTATGATCTCGCTGGCTCCGACACTGGCACTGGTTCCTGCTGATCCAGCCACCACAGCATAGTTTGCATCTGAAGCTGTTGATCCTCCAGTTCTGCGTAAAAATCCCACGGAAGAATACTGTGATTTTTTAATTGCCAATCCTTCATCTACTACAGTGGCAAATGACACTTCCGCAGCGTTGCCGGTGGTTACTGCACTGTTACCTATCAAGGTATCGGGCGACATCTGAACTAAATCACCCAGTGCTACACTGTTGGATCTTAATGTTACCCAACCGTCAGTGACTGTGAAGTCTGCATTATTAAAACTGCTGAGTCCACTACTTGCCTGTTTAGCAGCCGCTGTACCAGCCGGAGCAGCAGACACTGCTGTGGCTAAGTTCATGGTTAGCTTGCTTTGTGCAATAGCAGCACTAGCTGAAACTTCATCGTTAGTTACTACACCAGCATTCAGCTGTACATCCACATTGTTTAGAGTAGAGTCTATGCCTGTGCGTAGATCAAAGGTTAAATCACCAGTGACACTGGCATTGATCAAGGTATTACCTATTCCAGTGAATACCATGAACTGGCCGCCTCGTGCCTCCGAACCAGAATAGTTTTGTAAATTAGCCAGTGTGAGACTACGAAGATTTACTGCATCTTGTGGATCTACTGGGTCGGCCACATTCACGATCTTGAAGAAATTCAAGTTCATGTTGGATTTCATACCCAACTGTCCATCTAGACTTAGGAAACCGCCTGTGGCAAATGGAATCAGTTCTGCTCCTGCAACAACCGCACCATCATGGGAAACACCTAGTCTACGTTCTATGTACTTGCGTGTGGCATTTTCTGTGGGCACTGTGTCTGTGGCGTTGTCTGTGAAGCCGCTGTCTGTAGAAAATTCACTGACTGGAACACCACGCTTGAATCCAATACCGTCAAGATTGCTGAGTGCAATGCTGCTAGAGAATGTGACTTGGCCTGTGCCTTGGTCAACACGGAAATATGGACCCACTGAAAAATTACCAAATTGGTCAGTGGTCACATAGAAGCAACGACCGACATCACGCTCTTCGGTTTCTTTGGTGTCATCTACAGGATTAACACTACCTCCATATAGTTCTTTGGGATAATTAGTGTCTGCGTAAGATCCTGTGCCAATTTCAAGCAGATCGTGACCGGTTACTCGAGTCAACGAAATCCTAATGGTCAATGTACCAAGACTGCCGCTGGTACGTATGCTCACCGCAGCTTTTATGGTATAGCTGGTAGATAAATTGTTTATGGCATCAACCAAGGCACGATTGAGTATGAGTCTACCGAACGCAGTACCTGTGACAGCAGGACCTTGATAGCTGTTGATCACATATTCCTCGCCTAGGAACACAAATTTTGCTGCACTAAGTCTAGATATTTCTGTGATAGGAAGTGCTATTACTGCAAAAGAAGAGTCACCAGCACGACCTGTAACCTTACCTACTTTTTGCACACCACTCTGTGTACCAGAGGTTTCTATACTTGCACCGCCTGGCAGATTTGAGATTTCAAACGTATTTGTCGTTTTGTTGACTACAAAAAATCTTTCCAGTTGACTCATGCCTGCGGGCAAAGCACCGGTGGTGGTGAATTTTATCACATCACCATTGTTGAATCCATGACTGTTCAGTGAGACCACAGCAGGATTAGCAATTGATATAGTGCAGGTTGTGCCAGTCGGCGTTGAAGATATAAATTCTCCAGGCTGGAATACAGTGATGTCTATGTAGTCATAGTTCTCTCTAGTCTGGGTGAGAGTCAATCCTACTATAGAATAACTTTGAACTCCACTGCCTGCAGTGGTTATACTCACAGAAGATCCGTTTTTCTGAGTGCTAATACTGAACTGTGTTTCTGTAAGGTTGGTAGGCGACACAAAATAAGTTTCTCCTACCAACAGTGGCGCTGGCAGGGTGCCTGTGGTAGAGAACCTGATAGTGTAATTTTCCAACAATTTATGACTCTTAGTAGCCTTAATGGTAAGTGCAGAACCGTTGACCAACACAAACGTGCTGCCACCCGGGCTGGTACTCACAGTAAAGGTGTTGTATGTGGGCTGAGTAATAATGTAATAGGTAGTGCCACTGACAAAATTGTTGGCAGTGCTGGTTGGAATTATTCTGTCTCCGATTCTCAGTTTGTGATTGCCGCTGGTTGTACACACATTAGAAGCAATAGTAGTGATGGTAACAGCTACTCGGAATATGGTAGGTGTTAATGTGTTGCTTAAGATTTCATAAGGACCGTTGCTGTCAGTGGTTGCGTTGAACTGCAGAACACGATAAACAGTGCCCGGTGTTTCACGCAGCTTTAGACCAGTTGATGGTCTAACGGCTACATCCTCAAGACTGCCTGTAAGCAGCGTGGTGCTGCTCTGACGCAAGGTCATTTTGGTGTTATTTGCTATGACTGCAAATAAACCTTCTGTGGCACTTCCTGTGCCGGTACTGAGATTTAATCTTGCTACGCCTACAGGTAGATCAGTTGTAGTAACTGACGTCACTGGATATCTATATATTTCTGAAGTGTGCAGAACTTCTAATTCAGATCCACTCAATGGTGTGTAGTCATAGTTATATACAAATATAGCTAATCCGCCTGCCACGTTGGCATATGGACCACTAGGGAAATAGCAATCCACTCTTTGGTTGAGATCTTCGTAGAGTGTGGTTGGTGTAGGAACTTCAAGTGGATCTGCACCCTCGGCAACTAGTGCATAATTGCCGTGTGCATTAGACCCTGCCACTGAACGAATCTGTCCACCAGTTAACGAGTAGTAGGCAATGTGGCAGTAGTATGTGAACATAGACACTGCTTCAGTCAAACCACCATTGGCTACAATTATACCATAACCAAGGTCGTTGATCTGTGTGAAGTCATTACACAACATACTTCTGTTGCCTGGCGCTAACAGCTCGTAACGGTTACCGTAAAAATCCACATAGCCCACAGCAGCGGCCTGAAGGGCAGCTCTGTTGGTCTGAATAATGGTTCGCACCGCGAGGTTGTCGGCTGCGTATCCTACAAAACTAGGTTCTGATATTGCCACCACTGCTTGTGCAGCTGTGAAGTTGGCAGCACCTATGATCGAACTCATGCTGGTCATCAGGGTGTTTATGATAGTAGCTTCTGTGGCAGTGGCTGGGGTACCTGTAGTTCTTGATAGCGCAGAATAAGATGTAGAAGGATTTAAATTCTGCACCACTTGTCCGAGCAGATAATTTAAATAGGCATGCCATGATGCAGACTGCGTCTTTGAGAGCGCAGAGTCAGTGATTACTACACCTGTGAGATTGTTGTAGAATTTCAATGCTCTTGTGCGAGTGGCCACGTTGCCGCCATAGATCACATCATGGATCACTGCTTCTACTGCCTGTCTAGTTTGATATTCTACTTCGCTGGCAACATACACAGTGGCAGTAGTAAACGGATTGGTATTACTTGATATCTGATTATTAATATATCCTATCAGTTCGGCCACTGCATAGTCTCTGTTTGCCAATAGCAGTGTATAAGCATTAGTGACATTGGCAGACACTCCAGCCGGTAGTGTAAATGACAGCACAGGTGCTGCTACCGGACCGCGTTCTATGACGTCTGCAATCACGGTATTGCTGAAATTCACAGTATCTTGGATGGTAGAATACGCTGTGATCAGTTCATTCACAGACTCGTGTACAAATGCAATAGCTTCAAGAGTGATAAGCCGTTGAGATGCCAAAACCACCGCACTTTGACTCAACCTGTAGGTCAAGCCATTTTGTCGTGTCCAATAGTTGGTAGCCAATGCGATATCTCGACCCAAGCCGTCTAATATTAATCCGGTGTCTCGACTGCAGGCATCATCGTCGTAGGTGAATACGCTGAATGGCCAAGGTGTGGTTTCATCTAAAACAAATGTAGCCGTGCTGCCATCTTTGTCATAGACAAAGTCTCGAACATAGTTTATTCTATATACAGAATCTGCTACAATAAATGATGCTGGAAGTTGCGGAAATCTGTCAAGATCACTGACTTCTAATCTTGTTGGAGTAACCACAACGTCGATGTTGAATTCAAGATTGCCTGCAAATCCGTCTGTGAACATACCGCCGGCAAACACCTGTCTGTCCTTGCTGCGGCTGAATGAAGCACACTCTTGAAAGTATGGAGACCTTGACAATATCTGACCTGTCGGATCCAATACTCCCATAAAGCCACCGTGACCTATAGCTGATATCGCTTGCCAACGCACTGTGTCATTGGCAAGGAATACGTCCATTTCTTCATTGTCTTTGGGATAGTTTACTGATCCCGACCCATCGATCACATCTTTGAACGCAGTGATCAAATCTGTGATAACAACATCAGCGCCTACCTCGGACTGGAATGCAGGATCAATGATCTGTAGAAATGCATCCTGTGTTGGTGTAGACACTGCGGTGTTATCGATTATGCTCTGTACCAAGGTTTCAAACAATGTCACTACAGCTAGGTATTCACTCAGCTGCGTGGTAATCACACTATTCCCAATTTCGGTTTGATAATATTTCAATGCCGCCGATATTGTGCGATTGTATTCTCCATACTCAAGGTCAAAGGTAAGATCGTCTACTAATATACCTATACTAGTTTTGTAAAATTCTTTATTATAAGTGAAAGCTGGATTAAAGGGCGCAACACTGGTTGTTTTTCGGAAGTCGACAGTAGCTACGATTTCTTCCTGTAGGAACTGCCTGTTCAATCTAATGAGATCAGCAGCAGCAGAGTAACCTCCTCCGTTCTGTACTTTAGGGTACACCGGATTTGCACTGTTCTGCAAATAATGATAACCGAATTCCTGTGTGGCCACAGATAGTCCATCTATGACCTTGTCTCTGCGGAATCGATAGAATGCCCACGGACTGGCAGATGTGCCCGGACGTGGTCGAAAGATAACTCTACGGAACTCATCACCTACTATGCTGACGTTGGCAGGAACTTTTAAGGGATAGTTTTCGAAATATTCTCCGCTTTCTACCAACACAGTGATCTGGATGTTTCTAGCAATGTCGCCATAGGTTATGCCCTCACCTATTTGGAAATTACCAGACAAGATATCCACATCAAAAATTTCATTGCCTCCACTCTCCAACTGCCCTGAATGTGCAACAATCTGAGCTAATGCGTTGCTGGTCTTGCCTCTCAGGTATAGACCTTCACGTATGTCACGTCCTCGTATAGCTTCGGGGGTGCTAGTGGATACATCTCCTGTAAAGTCTGTGCGTAAACCATTGGTAAAGATTAGGAATCTTGGCAGATCTACTACGAAGTTTGGCAGTGAAGTAAAACCCGACCCCTTGTCTGTGATCGTAATACTGGTTATTACTCCACCAGTTACCACAGCTGATCCAAATGCTCCGGTGCCTCCACCTCCGTTTATTCTCACAGATACTAGACTGTAACCACTTCCGCCACTAATGATTGACACAGAACCAACTTTATATGTGACATTGAAAGCAGCACCAACTCCTATGGCACCAACACCCGCAGGTGCAGCACTGCTGCCAATTGTGGTTGCTACGGCTGAAGCGCCTGGTAACGTGATGTATGTACCGGTTGAGATAACTCTAAAAGTGACAATAGCTCCAGGCGTGGTTTGAGTGGTTAACACTTCTATCAGACATGCTGCTCCTCCGGCAGATACAGTGCCCCCGGAAAGTTGTAGTATGTCACCAGGAAAATAATTTGCGCCAACTGAGCTTAGAACAACAGTGTCAACGCTCATGCGCACTACACCAGAGAATCCTGTGCCCGAAGTGGGAGATTCATCAATAGCAGTCAACGTACATTCTGACACTCCGTCGTCATACGTTAATGTTTTTTCGTAAGGTCCGATGATAGCTCTAGATTCTAAAACCAATTGTTCTGCACGTTTTAGAGCAGCTTCTAGAGTTCTATAAGCATAGGCCAAAGCACGACCTTGCAGTGCCGGAGACACGCCAGGACGATCGTCTATACCGCTAAGTGCCACATACAAATTCACACTGCTGCCAAATGCTGAACTGTCAACGTATTGTTTTGTGGCCGCAATTAATCCGCCGAAATTTACATCGTCGTCCGGTTCTGGACTTCTCGACAGTATCAGCGGCCCACTCATACGTCCGAAGCTGTTGTCTGTAAGACCAGTGGCAGGGTCTATGGCATTTGTTCCTGCTCTGGCGATTTTAGAATCTGCATAATTTTTATTGACTAGTTCATGTTTATAGATAGGTGCCAAAGGACTGATTGATGTGCCCGCATCGACAATCCGGAATTGGTTGCCACCAGAGCGCATGGACAAATCGCCCCCTAGTTGTGGTGTTGTGTCAGCTGCTATTTCGGCAAAATCGGCATTAATGGCGATTTGATTGGGATTGGTAGTAAAATCTATACTGATACCACTACCTGGCACTAGTTTTTTAAATTGCAGTCCCGACTCTGTGTTGTTCACAGTGACCACTGGGGTATTGCCAGTAGAGACATCATTCTGCCCTACATATGTGCTCGGTGCATCTTCTAGGCCAGTAAATCTCAGCCTTTCACCTAGCCCCAGAGAGCTATAAAGTTCTCTAAAGTTATCATTAACTTTACGGAATGAATCTCGTATACTGTCTCCGGTGCCGTCATTACCGACAACACCAATATCAATAGTCTTTCTTGCCATGTTTAGAATCCTAGATTGAGCAAATGCTCTAATATTTAGCCCAAAGTTTTATAAGCCGGATGT